GATCTGGGGATATGTAGTGCAGCAAGTCGAGAATGTCCGACTCCGACACGTCAACCGCCGCCCCGTCAAGGTCAACGCGGTGCCTGTCTGGCTTCCGCAGCAAATCCACCAGCGCAGCAGGCGCCACCGAGATGTCCTGTGGATACCCCCGCGCCCGCTCATAGTCCGCGCCGCTGGCGTGCAATGATCCGGCGCCTATGACATACCCTGACGTTTTTAAATCGATGCCGGGATATTGTGGCAGGTGCTGCACTAGCGCCATGGGCTCCGGCAACGAAAAGTAATGGTGTTGGCTGCCACCGCCTGACCCGGTGTTGACCACAAACACAGCGCCGGCCGCCTCTGGCACGTCCTTGCATAGCCTGGCGAACGACTCCACGCCGCCGTTGCGGGCGTCCACGTCAATGATCAAATGCCCGGCGCACAAGACGCCGAACCCGGTTTTAAAATGGCCCAACTGCTCGAAGGTTTCGAGCTGATCTTCTGACCAGTGCGGGACTGATTGCCAGTTGCTGATCCTTGGGTGCTTGTACAGCGCCTTGCAGTCTGGATTCCCGCATTCACACCGTCCGTTTTTATCTACACCGTGGATTCCAAAAACGCGGAACCCTGCTTCTACATAGTCTACCCATGCGCTCATTTTTTAGCCCTCTAAAGGCAATCAGGTGACTATTTATTGCTTTCTGACTTGAGAGCGCCTTTTGTTTTTATCTCAATTTCGTACTGCCTCGCCATGGGCGGAAATTTGCCCCACCGGCTAATATTGTGAGGCCATATCCCAAGAGCTTCAGCAAGCTCCTTTATGCCGCCAAAAAAATCTTTTGCTTCTTGCGTTGTCATTTTATGCCTCATGATGTTGATGTTGGGTGTTGACAAGCATAACCTTTACGGTCTAATCTTGCAACGGTCACAAACGACAACAACCCAATGCGGAGCACCAAAACATGTCATACCTTGATCAGGCCAAAAAGGCCCACCCACAAGCGCCGGTAATCACAATCGTAGGTTTTCCGGGAGTTGGGAAATCAACGCTGGCGGCGACGTTCCCAAACCCTATTTTTGTTCAGGCCGAGAACGCTACCAGCGTGTTCGAGACGTGGCCGGAGGATAAGCAGCCAGCCTTCTTCCCGGAACTGCCCAGCGCAAACCAGAAACGCAACGCCAAGCCGAGCGAAATACTGCTTGAACAGTTGCGCGAACTGGCAACGCAGGACCACCCCTATAAGACTGTAGTCATTGACGCGGTAACCACGCTGAATATGTTGTTTGAGTCTGAGGTGATCGAGTTTGACGGGAACCCGGAAGCCACCAACATTGGCGAGGCCGCTGGCGGCTACGGTAAGGGCTATCTTGCTGTTGCAAACCTCCACGCCAAGGTGCGCAGTGCGTGTGAGCATTTGCGGCGGCGAGGGATTGCGGTCGTGTTCCTGGCCCACAGCGGCATTGCCAAGGTCAAGAACCGCCCGGACGTGGAAGCCTACGCGACGTGGACGATGGACATGCACGAAGCCAGTCGCCGGGTGTACATCGCCACCAGCGATGCCGTGCTGTATCTTAAGTCACGCGAATTCGTGATGGGAAGCGACAAGGACAAGAAGGGCAACGTCAAGGCCTATGGAAAAATGACCAGTACCGGCGAGCGCCTCCTGGTGACCGCCAGCGAAGGCACTATCGGTTTTGTTGACGCTAAAAACCGTTATCGCATTCCGCAGGAGCTTGACGTTGCCGAGGGCGAAAATCCAATCCTGCCGTACATTCCGTTTTTCAACGCAACACAACCACCACCCGTATCATCCGATACATCCGAAGCCACCGAAGAGGAATAAACCATGTCATTCTGGACAATGAACGACGGCCAACAGGCCGAAGCAAAAACCACCTACGAAGCCGAGGGCGGAAATCTTGAGCCAATCCCAGCCAACACAGGCTGCATTGCAGCGATTGAGGAAGCCAAGTGGGACGAATACGAGAGCGACAGTTACATCTCTCTCAAGTGGCGAATCATGCGGCCCGAAGCCTATGGCAACCGTGTGATTTTCCAAAAAGTCAAAGTCCACGGCACCAGTCGCGACAAAGACCCCGCCGCCACGGCGGACAAGGCCAAGCGGATGCTGGCAGCGATTGACGCCAACGCAGGGGGGCGACTGATCAAGCTGCAAGCGGAGCCTGACGACACCGACCTGATGACCGCGTTGGTCGGCAAGCCCATGGCAATCAAGTTGCAGGTGTGGAAGATGACCAAGGAGGATGGCGAGAAGATCCAGGGCAACTGGGTCAGCGCGGTGGCCCCGGCGAAGAATGCGCCGCCTGTACCGCCCAAGCCTGTTCCGCAGACTGCTCCGGTTGATGATTTCGAGGAAGACATCCCGTTCTGACCAAAAACCGGCGCAAGGACGCGCCACATCAACGGAGTAAAAAAATGACCAACCTATCCCCAAAAAGACGCGGACGACTCACCGGCTCGAACGTGGGCGCCGCCCTTGGCCTGAACCCATGGAAAACCCCCGAAGACCTGATCCGCCAAATGGTGCGCGACTATCATGGCGCTGAATCCGAGTTCACCGGCAACATTGCCACCGAATACGGCCACCTGCACGAGCCCCTTGCAATTATGGACTATATGGGCAAGACCGGACATTACGTTGAGGAGTGCGGGTTTTTCGTCCATCCGGAGCACGATTGGCTTGGCGCTACGCCGGATGGCCTTATCGAGTACTTTGGGCTTGTTGAAGTAAAATGCCCGTTTGGTCTGCGGAACAAACCACAGCCGGAGTTCAAGGCCGCCGCTGACCAGCCGCATTACTACGCACAGATGCAAGTCGAGATGGCCAGCAGTGGCAGACACTATGCCCATTTCTATCAGTGGAGCAAGCACGGTGATGACCTGCAAACCGTAGATTTTGACCCCGAATGGTGGGGTCAGTATTTCCCGGAAATGGAAGCTTTTTACAACCGCTATCTGTCAGAACTGGACAACCCTGCCCACCTTGAAGGCGCAATTTATGAAGTCAACACCCTGGGCGCAAAGTCCCTGCTTGACGAATATGATGCACTGAAAACCACCATCGATGATGCAGAGGCCCGGAAAAAAGAAGTCATGGCAGAACTGGTTAAAATCGCCAAAGAGCGCAACGCTATCTTGTGGGGGCGCAAGCTGACCAAGGTTGAGCGTGCCGGATCGGTTGCTTATGCCAAAATTGTCAAAGAGAAATTGCCAGAGCTGGATGTTGCTCCGTGGACTGGGAAACCATCGGAATACTGGCGGCTTTCGTAACCGTGGCGTATAATCAGTCAAATCAAGGCTAGTCCGGCCAGACGAAAAGCGACTCATCATCGCCTGCCTTGTTTCCCTTTCGATGACCGCTTTGATGGAGTGCGTATAATGCAAGAAATAATTCCCCGAAAAGAATCTTTATCAAAAGGTAAAGCTCGATACTTCACGGGCAAGCCATGCAAAAAAAACCATATTTCTGAGCGTTGGAGTTCTAACGCAAAGTGTATTGCTTGTCATTATGAAGAAAAGCCTTTGCAAAATATCCCTCGCGTATCTGCCGAGGAAAAAAAGTTATTGGCGGCTATTAGAGCAAAAAGGTGGTATAAAAAAAACAGGCAAAAAACAATAGATAGGGCAAAGACGTGGAAGAAGGAAAACCGCGAGGCGGTAAGAAAATCAGAGTCTAAATGGAGGTCGAAAAAAACATCTAAAGCTATTTGTTTTATGCGGGATTCGTTGCGAAGAGTTTTAAAAACAGAAAAGAACGGCAGGACAGAAAAAATACTTGGCTATACCAGGCAAGAGCTTATATCACATATAGAATCACAGTTTGAGAAAGGAATGAGATGGGAGAACCATGGTGCCTGGCATATAGATCACATAACGCCAATATCAGTTCTTTTATCTGAAGGAATATCTTGTCCAAAAAAAATAAATTGTTTGTCGAATTTAATGCCTGTTTGGGCAGAACAAAATTTAAAAAATAACGCAAAAAGAAAGTTTTTGATATGAGTCGCCTTAGGTTTTACCAACAAGAAGCTGTTGACGCCGCCATTGCACACATGAAAAAAAGCCTAATGCCTGGGCTGCTGGAGTTATCAGGAGGCGCCGGGAAGTCGCACATAATGGCGGCAATAGCAAAGTGGGTTTATGAATCAACGGGGAAAAGAGTTCTTTGCTTGCAGCCAACAAAAGAGCTTTGCACCGGTAACGCGAAAAAGTACCTAGCTACCGGCAGCCCAGCCAGCATCTTCAGCGCGTCCTCCGGGTCTAAATGCCTTCGGCACCCGTGTGTTTTTGCAACACCGGGCACAGTGGCAAATAGCATATCTCGGTTTGGCGACCAGTTTGGTGCCGTTTTGGTTGATGAGGCCCACAGAACAACAGAGCAAGTAAAAGCCATTATTTCTGCTATGCGGGCGAAAAACCAAAGGTTGCGAGTTATCGGGATGACAGGAAGTCCATACAGATTTAAAACAGGGTTTATTTATTCATATGATGTAGATGGCTCTTTTGTTCCTGAAGACCAGGCAATAAACCCATATTACAACAATTTGCTTTACCGAATAACAACGAGAGAGCTTGTTGACCTTGGCTTCCTGACGCCAATGCACGCAGACCCGAGCCATGTTGAAAGCTACGACACAAGTAGCATAAAACTTAAGCAGAACGGAAAATTTGACGACTCCGATGTTGAAAGGGTTTTCGAGGGCAGGGGAAGGCTAACATACAACATAGTTAGCGATATTGTTGGTTATTCGCGCGGGCACTCTGGAGTAATGATATTTGCTGCAACAGTTCAGCACGCAAAAGAGATTATGGAAAGCCTTCCGCCAGAGAACAGCAGAATGCTTGGCGGCGATGTAAACATGGGTAGCGAACGAGACGGACTTATTAAAGATTTTGAAAACAAAAAATTTAAGTATTTAGTAAGCGTTGGCACCCTTACCACGGGCGTTGATTTCCCGCATGTTTCTATTATCGCTGTGATGCGAGCAATCGAGTCACCCGGCTTGTTTCAGCAAATATTATGGAGGGGTGTGCGGCTTATTAGTGATTCGGTTGCCGGTGATATTGAAGCAATTGCAAAAAGTGAAAAGCCAGAGGCTATTTTGCTTGATTATGGGGAGAATATAGAAAGGTTCAACTTGCACAGCGACCTGTTCGCCCCGCGAATCCGCGTAAAGGGCGCGTCGAGCGGTAGCGCCATGCTTGACGTAAAATGCCCGGAGTGCGGATTTAAGAACGAGTTCTCGGCGCGAAAAAATGATGACGAATTCGAGTATAGCGAAGACGGCTATTTCCTTGACCTAAATGGCCAGCCTATCGAAACTGATCATGGCCCCCTGCCCAGCCACCATGGGCGGCGATGCACAGGGCAGGTGCGCGCCGGCATGGGCATGTATGATCGGTGCGACTACCGCTGGACCAGCAAGGAGTGCCCGGAGTGCCAAGCCGATAATGACATTGCGGCGAGGTATTGTTGCGCGTGCAAGTGTGAGATTGTTGATCCTCATGCCAAGCTGGTGCGCGAATTCACCAGGGTAAAAAAAGACCCATACGCCATCAGCACAGATCCGGTATTGAACTGGACGCTGGCGCAGGGCGTTAGCCAGTCCGGCAACGATACACTGCGTATCGACTACACCACCGAATACCGCACCTTCCCGATCTGGTACACCCCTGGCGCGAACAGCACGCAAGCCGTGGCGGATTGGGAGGCCCTGAGCCGTGCGGTATACCGTGGCCACGTTGCGCCGGACATTGATATGTTTTTAGAACATATTGACAAGGGCGCCATGCCAGAAACAATAACCTATGCCAGGCGGCGCGGGACGGACTTTTACCGCGTCCACGGATACAACCGCCCCGCCGACAGGATGCCAGAGCAATGAAATTCCCCGAGTGGCATGGTATGATTGTGGCACTAGGTATTGGTGGAGCGGAAAATGAAGGACGAAAAAAGATATTACGTTTATGTGCACAGATACAAGAGCGGAGAAAAAGAGGGCGAGGTTTTTTATGTGGGGAAAGGAACGGGAACAAGGGTCCACAGCAACACATCCAGAAACCCCCACTGGCACAACATAAACAACAAATACGGTAGAACGTGCGAAATACTTTTCAGAAGCATGACTAGCAGCGAGGCATGTGAGAAAGAGCGAGATGTAATTCTCTCGATTGGGAGGGACACTCTTTGCAACCTCAGCGATGGCGGAGAATCCGGAGCGGCTGGGTTAAAACACACGGAAGAATTCAAAAGAAAGATGTCTGAGTCAATGGTCAGGATAATCCGAGAGCGGATGGCAGAAGAGGGATGGACCCATCCGTGTCTAGGGCGGAAGCCAAGCGATGAGAGCAGGAAAAAACTGTCAGATTCCTTAAAAGCAGCATGGGATAAATCTAGTGATGAATACCGGGCAAGCAGGGCAGAGAAAATAAGAAAAGCCCTATCAACAAAGGAGTCAGTAGAGCTTAGGTCGAGAATGAATCAAGGGTCAAAAAACCCGGCGTATGACCATACCGTCAGGAAGTTTATACACAAGGACGGATCTATTTTTATTGGAACACAATATGAGCTGTATAAAAAATACAATCTATCCCAGGGAAATGTTAACCAGATGGTTAATAGAATCAGGGCGACAGTATCCGGATGGAGAATTTCCGTATGATTTTTCCGAGTTTTTTAAATGTATTCGGAGACACGGCATGGCGCGGCAAATGCCCGCCAGAGTCCGCCGAGCAGATTACGTTTTTTAACTGGCTGCGGTTGCAATACCCGAAAAGCTACGGCCTGATTGCCATCCATCCGCGCAACGAAGGCAAGCGCACTCACCAGCAGACGCAGCGTCAGAAGGCCGAAGGCATGACCCCTGGCGCGGCAGACGTTGTGGTGCCAGGTTGCCCGGCGTTTGTCTGTGAGCTGAAACGCCGCGATCATACCGCCAGTAAATGGCAGGACGGCCAGATAGATTACCTGGAAGCGGCACAGGGCGCGGGCGCGTTTGTGTGTGTTGCGCTGGGCTGGGTGGCAGCAAAAGAGGCATTCGAGACATGGCTGTCAAACCATCAGAGCAACTGAAACTGTACGCCGGCGGCCAGCGCGAAGGCATCAGCGACGCGGTGAAGTCATGGGCGCGCCTGGAGATATACCGCACGGCCTGCCAGTGCCTAGCCGCTCCCGACACCAAAGCAGCCCTAGCGTCGCTGCCAGACCACATACGCGGCCAAGTGCGGGAAGAGGCGGTTAGGTTATATAAACTGCGCCGGATATAGCTAATTGATATTAGACATTGGCGCGATTGGTGACTATAGTTTGGGTGTCGATCAACACCAAACCAAAAAACGGAGAAGCAAAAATGAATGTACCAACAGAGTTTAAGGGCAAGGTTTACCTGTATTTTAATACCAAGTACAGCTTTATCCATTTTTCAGAGAGCCCGGATAACCCGTCCCATGAATATGTTCGGGTTGGCGAAACCGAAGAACTGCACGTCATTTTCAGCGACCCCCGCGCCGCCATGGTCGAATCCCTAAAAGCCAGCATCGAGCAAGAGCGGGCCGAATCACAGCGCCGGATTGCGATTATGCAGGGGCGGATTCAGGAGCTGCTGGCGCTGGAGGTGCAATCATGATCATGCAATCCGTAATTGTTATGCCGATGAGGTGGTGATTGTGGCTATCGAACTGCTCAACATGGACTGCATGGACTTCCTGCGGGATTGCCCCGATAAGGCGTTTGATCTGGCTTGCGTCGATCCGCCGTATGGGATAGGTATAAATGTAAGCATGGGGCGCAGGAAAGGCGACGCGAAAAGCAATTACAAAAAGTTTGCCGGCGAAGATAAAAGCATCCCGGATGAAGATTACTTTTTAGAGCTGGAGCGAGTCAGCAAAAACCAGATTATATGGGGTGGTAATTACATGACTGACTTTTTATACCCGTCTCCATGCTGGCTGTTGTGGGATAAAGGATTTTCAGAAGATGTGACTTTTGCGCAGTATGAAATGGCGTGGACTAGCTTTAAGTCCAGCTCTAAAAAATACGATTACAATGCCGCAGCAAACAAAAACAGAATCCACCCCACCCAAAAGCCCGTAAAGCTCTATCAATGGATACTCGACAAATACGCCAAGCCGGGCGACCGCATTCTTGATACGCACCTCGGCAGCGGATCTAGCGCCATCGCTGCCCATTACTTCGGTTGCGACTTTACCGGCATCGAACTTGACGCCGATTACTTTGCCGCAGCCAAAGTAAGAATTGACGCCGAGACAAAACAAATCGACCTTCTAGGATCCATAAAATGAAAAAAACACCCAAAGAAACCATCATCACGATAAGGCGGGCCATCAAGCGCCGAACCGATCTGGAGCGCCAGGTGGCATTGCTGGCAAACCCGGCGCTTGCCGAAAAGAACGGCGTGTCCCTGCGCACCGTGCAGCGCATTGAGCGGGGGGAGTTGGCGTGAAAACACCCCCACTAACGGACCAGCAGAAAATCAAGTTCGCCGTCGAGGCGGCAAGGAACAGTCTGGCGGATAACTTGCAGGCAATCACTGAGCTGATGGACCTTCAAGCCGCTATGACCCGGCAAAAGTATGAGGCCCATATCCGGGCCGGATTTGCGCCCGAGCAAGCACTTTACCTGTCAAAAGAGGATGCACGGAAATGAACCCACAACTGCGCCAGACCGACCGCGAAAAAATAGCCACCGACACAGCCGAATACCTGGCGCGTGGCGGCGTTATCGAGATCCTGCCGCCATGGGTGGCGCGCAATGAATACCAGCCATCGGACGCACTGCGGCAGTTGCAGCGGGAGCGGGGGAGGAAAGCAAGCCGTGGCTAAACAATGGACAAACCACCAAGTAGCGCACCTGCGCCGCTGGTACGGCGACAAGCCGGTGCGCCAGATCGCGATAGCCATTGGCCGCACGGAGCAAGCCGTACACCGCAAGGCTGGCCGGCTCGGGCTCAAGGCGTGGAATGGCAAGTTCAGCAAGCGCCGCCTTTGCCGGGAGAGCATCAAGCACTTGGCCGAGTCGGGCCTGACGATCAGCGAGATCGCCGAGCGCATTGGTGCTGATCGGTCGTCGGTGCGGTATGTCATGTCGCGGGAAATGTCGGATGCCAACCAGGACGCCGTTGCGCGCGCTGGGCTGGAGCGGATGGTTCGGGTTGCGATTGAGAATGGCAAAAGGAGCAGAGCATGATGGCGCAACGCAAAACCGTGGAAGAAGCCTTGCAAGCGGCAATGCGGCTAAAGTGCCCGGAGAAGGGCGGCGACGCATGGATGGGTCACCAGTTGAAAGTGATCACCAAATTGAGGGCAATTTTGGAGGGGATGAAGTGAAAAGGAAGCCGCCACCGAAAAAAGCCAACCCTCTCGAGCCGCTGCTGTGCAACCACTGCGACCATCGGGGGCTTCGGTATCAGGGCAGCCGCCAGCGCGCAAAAGGTGTGGCGAAAGTCTACAAATGCGAGTCCTGCGAGCGCACGAGCCACAACCCTGTAGCAGAGCGGCTTCCGGAGTCAGAGCCAGAGCCGGTAGAGCTCTGCCCTCACCACTGGGTGCCGAGGGATTTTATGGCGAGAGCATACCGGATTCAGACTATGAGCTGGAGGGCGGGGGCATGACCGCCTACTACAACGAGATTGACCCGTTCGCCGCTCAGTGGCTGCGAAACCTGATAGCTGGCGGACATATTGCGCCCGGCGACGTTGACGAAAGGAGTATCGAGGATGTTCAACCAAATGACCTTGCTGGATATACCCAATGCCACTTCTTCGCCGGAATCGGAGGATGGAGTCTCGCGTTGCGACACGCCGGATGGCCAGACGACAAACCAGTATGGACAGGATCATGCCCATGCCAGCCTTTCAGCGCGGCAGGCAAAGGAGCAGGGTTTGATGACGAGCGGCACCTGTGGCCTGCATTCCAGTGGCTCATCCAGCAGCAAAGACCTCCAGTCGTTTTTGGCGAGCAGGTTGGAAGCAAGGCTGTCGATGCTTGGATCGACCTTGTACACGCTGACTTGGAAGCCATGGGTTACGCCTTCGGGAGTATCCCGTTCCCGTCTGCGGGGGTCGGTGCGCCGCACATCAGAGATCGCAATTACTGGGTGGCCGACGCCAACGGTAGGCAACAGCCAAGGCAGCCAGTCGTTCGAGGGCTTGAGCGCGACGGGGATGACGCCGGACGGGCGCAAAGTTTCGGTGAGTTTGAACCATGTGGCGATGTTTTCGGGCTGGCCAACACCTCAAACATCGGATTCAACGGGCGGCGGTCAGGCGAAACGAGCAATGGGCAAGACTCGCCACGGCTCGAATCTGAACGACTTTGCGATGTTATCAGGCCCGGCCCGACTAACGGCCACTGGCGAGATGCTGACTGGCTCCTCTGCCGGGATGGAAAGTGGCGGCCAGTTAGACCCGGATCATTCCCGCTGGCTCATGGGGTATCCAATCGAGTGGGACGATTGCGCGGTTACGGTAACGCTATCAACCCGATCCAGGCGGCGGAGTTCGTAGGGTCTTTTATGGAGATCATGGCATGACCGACAGCGGAAAGCACTACAGATTTATGTTTGGAGGGGTGCGGATTGACCCGTATCGTATATTTTCTGTTTACGGGATCGCTCACCCTGCTCAGCAGCACGCTATCAAAAAGCTATTGCGTGCTGGCCAGAGCATCAAGACACTGGACCAGGACATTGACGAGGCCATCGATACGCTGAATCGGTGGAAGGAGATGCGGGCGGAGGATGCAGCGAATGATTAAATGGCTCTGCCAGCCCTGCGGCCACAAGCACGGCACCAAGAGTGCGGAGCCGGGCTTTTTTGGACGATGCAGCCTGTGCCAGATGGTGACCAAAGTGGCGAGGGCT